GGCACTTGCCTTCACCGAAGATTTAGACGCTTTCTTTGATACGCCTGGCTTTACGGTTCCAGTCGTTCAAGGCTCAACAACAAGTGTTGGCTACTTTGAATCGCCTAACGAAATTATTGCTGACGGAGTTGTGTTGACCACTGATTACGCAGTTGTGGTCAAGACTTCTGATTTTTCAACCGTCTCAAGAGGAGACGCAATGACTGTTGAGGGTGTGGCTTATACGGTGCGCGAGCAAATGCTGCTTGACGATGGCAAAATTATGCGTGTGATGCTTATGAAGGATTGATTCGATGACAACAAAGCGCGAAAACATCCTTGCTGCTATTGAAACGGCACTGGCTAACACGACTGGAGTAGGCACCAGGATTTATAGAAGTCGTGTTGAGCCTATGACTAGGGGGGAGTCTCCAGCGATCATTATTGAGCCTGTTTCTGATACCCCAATCCAGAACACCAGCTTGCCCACGCTGGACTGGACTCTTCGCGTAAGAATTGCGGTGATTGAGAGAGGTACGGTTCCAGATCAAGCGGCTGATGACACAATTGAATCTCTTCACAGCAAGATGATGGCTGACCTGACTTTGGGCGGCTATGCGATTGATGTTCAACCTGCTCAAACAAGTTTTCAGCTTTTAGAAGCCGACCAGCCAGCTGGAATTATTTTCTGCGAATTTGAGATTCGTTACCGCACTGAAGTTGCTGATTTGAGTCAGTAGTCCTTTCGGCCTAGGCTAAAACCTAACGATGCTCTCCATTTACCATGGCAGATGAACACAGTGGTCAAGGTGGCAGTTACCTTCTTGACCCTGAAACAGGCGTTCGTACTTTGATTAGGCGCACGCAACCACAAACCCCATCAAAGGAAAAATCCGATGGCACTGCTACTACGCAAACGCCTGATTCTGATCGAGGAGGAGTCGACCTACGGGACGGATCCGACTCCGACGGGAGCTGACGCAGTTCTTGTTCGTGATTTGAACATTGTGCCTCAGCAAAGTGACATTGTTAGTCGCGACTTGATTCGTCCTTACTTGGGGGCTTCTGAGCAGCTGTTGGCCAACACTCGTGTTGAATGCACATTTAGTGTTGAGCTTGCAGGTTCAGGCACGGCTGGCACTGCACCGAGGTATGGCAAAGCGTTAAAAGCTTGTGGTTTCAGTGAAACTGTTGCCGCAAACACGAGCGTCACCTATGTCCCTGTCAGCACAGCTTTCGACTCGGTCACTATCCACTACAACGTTGATGGTGTCAGACACAAAGTGACTGGTGCTCGTGGAACTTTCACTGTTTCAGCGAATGTGGGTGAAATCCCAACACTCGATTTCACGATGACTGGAATCTATGTGGCTCCAGATGACAGTGCTCAGCCAAGCGTTACCTATGCGAATCAGGCTACTCCCCTGATTTTCAAGCAAGGCAACACGACTGGTCTCAACGTGATGGGATTGACGACTGCAAAGTTGTCGACTTATTCGCTTGATATCGGCAATGAGATCGTCTACCGAGAACTTGTGGGCGGCACTGGAGAAGTGCTTCTGACAAACAGGAGCGTGAGTGGAAACCTCAGCATTGAGGCCGTCGCACTTTCCGTTAAGGATTACTTCGCGACAGCATTGGCCGACACGCTTGGGATCATTGAGTTCACTCATGGCACGGCTGCTGGAAACATAGTCAAAGTTGACTCTGCTAGAGGCGACATTGCGGATGTCTCTTATGGCGATCTTGATGGGATTGCAATGCTGGAAATTCCATTCACAGCAATTCCTAGCAGTGCTGGAAACGACGAGGTAGAGATCGTTTACACCTGATCAAGCCTCTGTTGAGTTTTAGGGAGCCTTTTCAGGCTCCCTTTTTTTGTGTAAGCTAATTCTGCTTATGCACTTACCCAATGGCTTTTGTACGTAAAAAGGTAAAAACTTTTAAGTGGCCCGTACAAGTAACAGAACCAAGCGAAGATCGTCCGGGCGAATTTGACAAGTTTGAGTTTACGGCTGTATTCAAACGAGTAAAGCTTTCTGAACTTGAGTCTTTAGGGGAAGAGTCAGGATTGCCGTTATTGAAGAAAGTGATGATTGGCTGGGAAGGCATCCAGGATGAGGAAGGTAAAGAAGTGCCTTTTTCCAGCAAAGAGCTTGAATCGTTCTCTGACGATGTTGACTGGGTGAAAGCTGTCCTTGCGGCTTACACCAAAACTTACGAGGGAGCGGAAGCGGGAAACTAAGAGAGGCTGCGATTTATTGGGCGTCCGGCGGCAAAGAAGTCGAGGACAGCACCAATGATGATGCAGCTGCTTTTGGAATGATTTTGCCAAAGCCGGAGCCGACAGAGTCTACGGATTTTGAGGTTTGGGAAGAAAACTGGGATGCAGTCATCATGTTTCTGCGACTGCAGACCCAGTGGCAGGTTTCAATGAGTGGATATGTCGGATTGAAATATGAAGTACTGCTAGGTTCCGAAGGCTTGTTTGGCCTCTACAATGTGGAGGATCGTAGAGACATGCTTGAGCGTCTCCAGATAATGGAGGCGGCAGCCCTAAAGGAACTCCGGAAACGCTCTGATGGCAAAGGCAATTGACACTCTTTCCATCAGGCTTGATTTCAAGGCGGGATCTGGCTCTCAGCAGATAATTGACAAGATTGGCAATTCAATAAAAAACTTAAAAGTAATAACAGGCAAGACGGCTCCTTCTATTGAAAAAGTAAGAAGATCAATAAACGATTTTGCGAAGCAAGGAAATAAAAGCATTAGCACGATTGAAGGGCAGGTTACCGCCTTAAGAGCATTAAGAAGGGAAGCGGATATTAATAGCAAGGAGTTTAAAAAGCTAACTGCTGACATTGGAAAATATGAAAAGCAGCTAGCTAAGGCTCAAGGTCGAAGAGGCGGTGGTGGCGCCCGTCAGGCAACACAGGTGGCTGGTGCGGTTATTTCCGGTGGGATTTTTGGTGGACCAGAAGGTGCGATCGGTGGTGCATTAGGTGCTTTTGGTGGAGTTCAGGGTGCCTTCGCTGGCGCTGCTATTGGCGCTCAAGTTGGTGGTATTAGGAAATCTATTGGCGCTGCTGCTGATTACGCTTCTCAAATTGGAAAATTAAAAATCGCGCTTGAGGGAGTAACACGTACAACAGATGAATACACATCTGCACTTGCTACCGCAGCAAGGATAACTGATGAATTAAATGTTCCACAGGAAGATGCTGTTCGTGGAATAACCAGACTGTCTGCTGCGGTTAAGGGCGCAGGTGGACCAATAACAGATGCAGAAACAACATGTAGAAACGTCACGGCAGCAATCAAAGCGACTGGTGGCAGCACGGAAGATGTAAAAGGCGCCATTACTGCCATGGTGCAGGTGTTCTCTAAAGGCAAGGTCAGCGCAGAAGAGCTTTCTGGACAGCTTGGAGAACGCCTGCCTGGCGCTGTGACTTTGTTCGCTAAGGCGAACAAGATGACCTTGCCTGAGCTTCAAAAGAATTTGAAAGCGGGCACGGTTGGGCTGAATGAATTAATGAAATTCATTCAGCAGTTAGGAATCGAGTTTGACGGCACAGCTAAGAAAATTGCCAATTCAAATGAAGAGGCCGGGGCTCGATTGTCAGTCACGATCAGAGATATGCAAGCAGACATTGGCGCTTCATTGATCCCAATTGGCGCTCAATTCCAGGACGCATTTAGTGAGTTTATAAAAACAATTACGCCATTCCTGAGGAAGTCTTTGCCAGTAATAGGCAACCTTTTTCTAGGGGTTGCTAAAAATTTAGACACGCTTGCTGTTGCCGCCGCCTCTGCAATTGCGGCGCTATCTGTTATCAAAATTGTTGCAATAGTTACGGCAATCAAGAGTCTTTCTGTTGCAAAAATTACTCTTCTTCGCAACGTAGTTTTGCTTAAGAAGGGGATTATGGCTCTTAATTTAACTCTTCTTGCGAATCCTTTTGTCGCACTGGCAGCTGGCGCTGCGCTGTTGGCAACAAAATTATTCTTGGCTAGCAAGGAACAAAAAAGGCTAAACCTTTTAATAAGAGAAGGCTCATCCGAAAGCGTAAAAGCTGAGATCTCTTCTCTTAGGTCTGAAAGAGCGGCATTGGAGCCAACTGCCTATTCGGGGCAGACAGTCACAATTCAAGGTGAGAAAAGAGACACTGCTGCGGTCGCCGCAGCTAAAGCCCGTCTTGCAGAAATAAAAAAGGCTGAAGCTGGTCTGACCGAACGATTGCGCACCGCCGAAATAGACGCAAGGCAAGGAGCAGCTCTAGATCCAAGCCTTTTCCGTGCATATGATTACGGTGCTCCTACGGCTGAAAAAGACTCAGGCACTGGTGGCGGCAAAGGACCGAAAGACATATTAAAGCCACAAGCAGATGCATTGATTGCCGCAAATAATTTAAAGAGAAAAGGTGTTGAGATAACTAAAGAGGACATATTAGCGCAAGAAAAAATTGCAATAAAAGCGGCTCAGTCACTTCTTCCCCAAAAACAACGAGTAGAGATCAACAAAATCAACGTACAAGCTGCTAATGATATTTTTGCGTTAGAGGAGAGACAGAGGAAGCAAGCAGAAGAGAAGATCAAGAAGGAGCAAGAAAAAGCACTTGCTTTAACGCAGATTAGACTAATAACAGGAGAGATAACGCAGGAGGAGGGTGAGCAAGCAGAGATCAGACAGCAAGCCTTTGAGCTAACTAAACTATTCCCTGAGCAGTTTGAGTCTGTACGAGCTGCACTCGAACAAGCCGCAAGTCCTTTAGGCAAGTTCAAGGAGGGCTTAAGAGAAGTCTTCGACAAGGCAATGGATCTGAATACTGCATTAGGCGAAGCTGGCATCCAAGCAGTGAATAGCTTTGGCGATGCGTTTGCTGATTTTGTTGCGACAGGCAAGGCAAGTTTTGCTGATATGGCCAAGTCGATATTGCAAGACCTGGCGCGAATGATTGCCAAGGCTGCCATTTTTCAAGCCCTTTCCGCTATTCCAGGAGTAGGCAGTTTCTTGGGTCTTGGCGCAGCGAAAGGAGCTGTAACCAAAGGAATGACTCCTCCTACGACAATTCCCGGAGGTGTTGGTGCCATAGCAGCAAATGGTCTTGCAGTAGCCAGGAACGGAATTGTGCCTTACGCCAAGGGTGGCTTAGTCACAAAACCAACCTTGTTTCAGTACAAGCAAGGTGGTGTCGGCAACTACGGCTTAATGGGCGAAGCTGGCACCGAGGCAATCATGCCTTTACGTCGTGGTGCAAACGGCAAGCTTGGGGTTGAAGCTTCTGGCGGCGGGGTTAGTAATGTAGTGGTCAACGTTGATGCTTCTGGATCTAACGTGCAAGGTGACCAACCCAATGCTGATCGGCTTGGTAAAGCAATCGGTCAGGCTGTGCAAGCTGAACTGATCAAGCAAAAACGACCTGGAGGCTTGTTGACACGCTGATGGCTACTTTTCCAAGCATTGTTCCTGACTATGGAGCGTCAAAAGCAAGCAAGCCAAATGTCAAAAACGTGCAGTTTGGCGACGGTTACAGCCAACGTTTGCGCTACGGCCTTAATACAGACCTAAAGGTTTGGACACTTACCTGGCAATACATCACTGAAGCAGACTCAGACACGATCGAAACGTTTCTGGAGGCACGCGGTGGCGCTGAGCATTTTGATTGGTCACCGCCGGATGAAACCGAGACATATAAATGGATTTGTCAGCAATGGTCTAAGCAGATGACTTCCGCTGGCTTGAACCAGCTAACGGCCACGTTTCAGCAAGTCATTGAGCCATGAGCACCAGAGCGTTTGAAGAGCTACTTAGCTCTAGCCCTTTCGCCATCATTGAGTTATTTGAGTTGCAGCTTTTCCAAGAGCTGCACAACGATGATCATCGGTACTACTTTCATGCGGGCACAAACCGCAAGACAGACGTGCCAACGGGTAATGATGACCCTGTAAACGCATATTCAATTAAGTACGGCGGCATTGATTACCAGCCTTTACCGATTGAGGCGTCGGGCTTTGAATACAAGGGTGATGGTGCGTTGCCTCGTCCATCAATCAGGATTTCAAACCTGCAAAGCCGGATTACAGGCTTGTTGCTTGGGATTAATCAGGTTACGCCAGGCAATGATTTAAACGGTGCGCAGGTTACGCGCATTCGTACGCTAAGCAGATTTCTTGATAGCGATAATTGGCAAAACGGCCAAAACCCCTATGGCAACCCAGACGCATCGACAAGTGCTCAGTTGCCACAGGAAATTTATTACATCGATCGCAAGGTAACGGAAAACCGTGATTTTGTTGAGTTTGAATTGGTGTCTTCTCTTGACCTAAACGGAGTAAAAGCACCGCGTCGTCTTGCGATGCAAAACCTATGCCAATGGGAATACAGAGGCAAGGAATGTGGATATAGCGGAGCAAATGAATTTACAGTTGATGGCGCTACTATTACTTCAGCCGCTGGATCTAACTTTGGCTACAGCTCGAACGCGGATATTTTAACTCAAAACGTTGATCTAAGGTCAGACCAAGGTGGTGAGCTTATTTCACCAAACGGTTGGTACAAACTAACAATAACTAATGTTGGAAATTTGGTATTAAAAAACAAAGCAGATGAAACTCTTTGGCAGACAACTAGCGGCCCTGGGCTCAACGTAAATGGTTATGCGTTGTATGTAGCAGCTGATGGCAATATTATTATTCATAACAGAGATTTGGCTAGAACAGACTACGAAAACGGTTCTGCTTTTTGGGTATCTAATACGTTTCGACTAGGTGCGCTGTCAGCTTTAAATAGATATACGACTGCTGATGGGCAGCAGTGGTGGCCTGATGATGCGCGGAAAGGTCGCGCAGGCGGTTTTGGTTGGGAGCTTGTTGGGAGTAGTCCTACTGCAGCGGATCAAACTACAACAGCCACAAAAACTTTTACTGATACCGATCCAATTACTGGTGGTGTTAGGACCGTCAACATTACTTTTAACCTTACATCGGTTGGTGTAGGCGCAGATCACTATTCGAGGGTAAACACTAACTACACAGGGTTTGGCTGGAACACAATTACCAGCATCACCATTAACAGTTCATCAGGCTTTTGGCGGCATAACACCGACTTTGTGCCAAAAATTACGCTTACTAGCGGAAATCCTTTTCGCAACAATCACCCTACAGAAGGCACGTTAACTGAAGTAGGCCCTTACTACCTTATTCAAAGCGTTGGCTGGAACGACGTGCGCCTAAAGATTAGAAATACTGGAATTTTGGAACTTGAACGCAACGATTCTTCGTATGTTGTTTGGAGATCTGGCAACCCACCTACTACAGCAGAGCCTACAGTTGTTGCCGGAACAACTACGTCAGTAAGTGTTTCTGGA